GCCGCCATTAGATCGGCCCACACCTGCCATGAACTCCGGCTGTAACACAGCTCTTGAAAGACTTTTATGAATTCTTTCTCTGTTCCCTGTATTTTCTCTATCTGCTCCATGCTGTCACCTCTTGAATCCGTGTTCCCGCATTAGCATATCTATATACTCTGGTGTCGCACGTTCTGGTTCTTCTGCTATCTGGTCCCGGTGCTGTTGTTCTATTGCCGCATTTTCGTGTGTGGTAAGCTGTGCAATATATTTATTTTTCGCTTCCAGAATACTCGGAGGAAGCTTTGCATCATTCGTCTTGCGCTCGATCAGGGTTGAATATATCTTGAAGAAATGCGCTCGGACAGCATCCTGGTTCTCATCAAGGCATATCTCCCGGAAGCCAAGCCGCTTTACCGCCTCTCTGACTATTGGTGTCAGGCTTTCCAGTGCCTCTTCCTGCCTGTAATATCCATACTGGCTGATGGCCTTCTGGACTTCTCCCCAGGCTTCTCCCTGGTCTTTGAGGTGTGGAACTGTGTATTCTGCACATTTCTCCCGTATCTCAGATATCTGCGGCGGGTATGTATGAGTGGCAAACAGTTCCATCAATGCTGTTTCGCAAAGCTTATAGTCCAGATCTCCAAGCATGCGGTACCACATTCTGATGCTGTATTGGTCTGGCATGACATTAAATGTTGGATAGGCACTTTTGATTGAAGCTCTGATAAAGTCAAATTCTTGAGGTGTCACTTCAATCACCCATCCCTTCGCACCAGCCGGACGTTGCCTCCATATACTGATCCGTTGACATGTTCTTTGTAGCTGCAGGTGCTTGCGGTGTTCTGGATGCCGGCATTGAATTCTGTGAACGTTCTAACCAACCAGTGATAAATCTCTTGATTCCTCTCGGTGTCTTACGATTACGAGGGTGACTGTCAAGCCATGCCGCCATTGATCTAAACTCCTGTTCAACATCCAGTGCCGGGAACAGTTCTCTCAGAGAATTGAGATAATCAAAGGTCACATCATAGTTTCCTGAGCCTGTAATCAGTGGAAGAGAGATGAACGTGTTCTGCTTGGAGTCTTTAAGCTCCAAGCTAATGTTTTTATTATCTTTCTCTATCTCTTTCTCTATCTCTTTCTCTACGTCACCTATGCGTAACGGTTCCGTCACTTCAATGTCACATTGTGACGCTTTTTTATCTCTTAATCGTCGCATTCTCTCAGCACTAGCGCTCTCAGAACCTGTCATTTTAGCGCATTCCGACAGTGAATATTCGGTTTCGTCAATCAGCTGCATGAGGTCCTGCTGAATCAAAAACATAACCGTCACTCTTACATTTTCAACTTCTTCGTCCAGGTCCAGGGCAAGCTCGTCATAGAATGTTGCTTCTACTCCCTCGAAGTAAAGTCTTCCATCCTGTTTCATCGCCACAAGAAGCATTTTCAGGTAAATAATTGTGTAGGTGTCTCCTCCGGCAATCTTCCGAAGTTTTTTGATAGCCTTCTGACGGAAAAATCCGTCAGGAAGCTTTAACCAATAATATCTTTTCGCCATAAGTTCCTCCGCTTAGTAGATTACTTTTGAGCCATCATCTGTTTTAATTACTGTCACAGCCTGGCCAAATCTCGCTTTCATGGCATCGTCATGAGTGATTGCCATAATCTTCACATCGGAATACCGATCACGGATCGTCTCAAGGGCATCTACATAAGCCTGTGCGCCCTCATCATCAAGGAATGGTGGTTCATCAATAAAGAGCATTCCAAGCTGTATTCCTGCCGCTGTTGCCTTGATCTCGGACAGTGCAAGGATAACGGCAAGAGAAGCTTTTACCTTCTCTCCTCCGCTCTTGGAGGCATATGGAAGAGTCGTCTTGCCATATTCATTGATCAGAACATCCAGCGTTGCCTTATCTCCGTCCTTGCCTTTGACGGTGCGCTCCATCACAAATTCCACTCCCATCGTTCCGCCGGTCATCTGGCCAAGAATATTGTTTGTAGTATCTGTGATATGAGGAATGATGTTCCTGATGATCTGATGTGGAACTCCGTCCTGTGAAAAAGCCTGCTTTAATGCTTCGTAACAGTCCGCTCTGCCGGCAGCTACAGCAATTTCATTATTCAGCATGGAGATTTCGCCTCGCATGGTATCGATATTTTCCAGACGTTCAAGGAGTACTCCCTTCTGGATCTGCAGTTCTCCAAGAGTTTCCTTGTTACTGCGAATCTGCCTGTCTGTTTCTTCTACCATATCTGTCGAAAATGTTTCCTTCATTTTTTCTATCATGGTATCCATACCAGTAAGCTGAGAAGAGAGAATGAATTTTCTGTCAGTAAGTTTTTCCATCTCTTTTTCCATGTTCTCAATTCGTTCAAGAACATGCTGCTTTCTTTCTTCATAAACAGGAAGCTCTTTTTCCTGTTCTACATAAGTCTGCAGATGAGCCATCTGCTGTTTGATCTGTTCTTGTCTGTCAACTGATCCCGATAGTTTATTAACTGTTTCCGTTATCTCAGAGGCCTTTAATTTGACCTGTAGCAGATTTTCCTCGCACTGCCCTATATTTTTATCGTTCGATTCCTTTTCGGCCTCTAAACGGGCAATTTCGAGTTTGTTCTGCTCCGCATCTTTCTTTATGCGTTCATATTTGGAAAGCTCAGTGACAGATGCCGTCAGAATAGCAAGGCGTTTAGGATCATATTCTATGTTTTGAATTTTTTCCTGTTTATCGGCTATTTTTTGGTTGCGTTCAGATGTTAATATCTCAATCTCTTCCTCGCATTTTTTCAAGTTATCCAGTTCAACCGGAAGGCTTTTGACATCTTCAACCGCTTTCGACAGGAACCTGCAGCTTGCACTCTCAATATCCGGGCACCCGGAATTCTTCATGAATTCTTCCTGCTGCCTTATCTCAGATATCCTTTTCTGCCGATGATCACGTCGGTTTACTGCTCCTGAGATTTTCTGCGAATAGGATGAGTCAATTTCGTGCAATTCGTTTTGAGCCGTAGAATACAGGTATCTTTTTTCCTGCTGGCTCTCAATCTCTTTTCTTTCATTTGCCAGTGCATCAAGTCTTTCTTCCAAGTCCTCTGGGACATTAAGAGCAAGCTGAGAAATCTGCAAATGTATCTGCTTGTTTCTGAATTTGTTTTTGTCAATAAGTCTCTGGTAGCGATCAATATCTTCGTTATAGCTATCCAGTGTTCTTTTTGCGTTTTTATATTTAATAA